AGCTAATGTGCTACCTAATCGTATTGAATTACCCCAACGACCTTCATGCATAATATCTCCACGATATGGTTGTAATGGAGCTATATATCGTTCTGGAACTATCGAATCTAATTCAGTTTCTGTTGAATTGACAGGTAGTATGTTATGATTAATAGCTGAACGTATACTTACGGTAGATAGATAATACCATTGTCGATAACGTTCAAAAAATTTAGCATCTTTGTCATAGCCTTGAAACAATAATACAGTTTCGCCAATTAATGGTATATGTTTGTTATTTATGTTGGCAGGTATTGCAGTTATAACTTTTTCATTGTTATGTTCTACAATAAGTACATCGATACTAAATAACGCTTCAGTTTTCGAATCATGATACGTCGTTACGGCGCTATCTACATTAACAACTTCACCGAAATAAAAACTAATCTTACCACTATAATCAAGCATCGGCGTCTTTCTCTAACTTGGTTTTAGCCGTTGCAATTTTTTGTTCTAATTCCACGTCTTCTGAATCAAATGAATCTAGTTCATCCGTCAATTCTTCAGTCATTGTTTTTTCTGCTAATTTAAGAAGTTGATCTTTTTCTTCATCACTTAATAAACCGTCAGCACCGGATATAGTTTGTTTGGTAGAAATATATCGTTGTACAATCGAAGTTAATTTAACAAGATGGTCGTCATTTTTAACTGCAACGTCCAAATACTCTTTAATCAACGGAACAATGACAGTAGCATCAGATGCATTGCGTATAAGCGGTTGCAACTGAGAAATCAATTGATTGATCTGTCTATCTTTCTTTTTAGAATTATGATAAACATCGGACATTAAGTCGGCAAAACTAGTTCCTTTGAATAGTTCATCATTTTTGTCCATAACGCAAATCCTTTAATATAAATATCAAAAAGGCAGATTTACGAAGTTTGTTTGTTCGTATTCAAGAAATTTGGTTTCGTAGATTTGTTTGAGAGTTTTGATAACCCGAGTGATGTTAGTAGTTTCAAGTCCCGTACGTTCTCTAATTAGAATATACAAGGCTTTTTTGTTGAAATCTTCGATATTTTCTCGACTTTCAAAAATATGTAAAACTGAATCAGCAACATGGATATCCGTTGGATTTGTAAAAATGTAATTCAAATTTTCATAACAATATTCAACATACGCATCCATGAAATAATGAAGCGTTTCTTGCATTTCGTCGTTATGTATTTCAATCAACACGTTGCGTTGTTCATCTACATCCAATTCTTCTCTATCATTTTTCAATTTACTATACGCTTTTTGATTTTCAGCAATTAAATAATTGAATGATGTTCTAGTATAATAAGAATATGCCTTTCCAGCTTCTGGATTGAATTTTCTTAAACGTTCGGTTAAGAATGTAACTAAATCAGTTTGTAAATCTTGAAATGAAGAATCGATATAAGTAGGTTTTACTTTGTTGATTAAGTTTTCTGTTAATTTCATGAAAGCTGGATATATGAATCGACGATATATCTTTTCACGTTTAATGGAATCTTCTTCAATTCGATTGTATGCCGATATTGCAAGATCCGTTATTTTGGTAAAGTAATTGTTACTTTTTTTCTTCGCTCGCTTCGCCATCGAATGTTTCTTTAAGTTCGGTTATTGTTTGCAAAAGCAATTTGAATGTGGTTCCTGCTTCATCTTCGGCTTCGAAAGATCCTAAACGATCTATCTCTTGCATTGTATTGTATGATTCTACAATTCGCGTATACATGTAAGTGTTAGTAACTTCTAATTCTTCTATGTATTCCTGTGCATCGGCTACAGAACCAGCTAAATAATAGGCTCTATATCCCAAATATCCTGCAGCTGCAATGCTTACTATTAATAAAAATATAAGTGCTATAATCATAATCAATCCTCGTTAAATGCTCCGAAAATGCTAGATATGTCATTCAATGTCTGTGCAACATCTGGATTTGAATCTGCTAAATTCTTTAATCCGTTACTTTTTGTCATTTTTGACTTTTCAACCACCGGAGCTGGAGTTGCTTGTTTGAAATTTCTCCAACGTTCATATTCAATCTGAGATGCCATATGATCTGCATGATGCAATAATAATGGTAAATTGGTTTTCAATTTAGCTTGTGCGGATCTTGCTATGAAATACGGCTTATTAGCATCATCATACATTCCGTCATGGATTCGAATTGCTTGATATTCATTCCAAGAAGTTTTAACTTCATATTGTTGTAACAACCATAGAGAAAGATCTGGTACCATTGTGAACGGAATACTTTCATTGTGTTTATACATTTTGTTTTGATTCTTGCGATGCCAATCTGAAGTTTCAACTTGATATACTTCATTACCATCACCTGGAAATCCTGCTTTACCTAAATCATGATGCATTGCCGCAAATAACAGTTCTTCATTCGTATAGCCAGACATATCGGCTCCTTGTGAACGCCAAGTAAAATGTAATGCTTCGGCACATTCTATTACTCGAAGTATATGGTCTACATATCCTCCAGCAAATGCATTATGAAAATGTGCAACCGATGAAGCCGGCATAAATATCAAGCGTTCTTCAAAATCATCATACAATCGATTCAATGCATCTTTACGGGTAGGAAAACTAGTATTAACGATTTCTCGATACTTTTCCCAATTCGATTTTATTTTTTCTGCTTCTAACATAAATTCGTTTTTATGTAAAATATAATGAATTACTTGCGTAACTCCAAGACTTTACCATCTACTAGTTTTTGAGTACATTCCCAACAAGTAATGGCCGTAGCTTTTTCATCGACACGTTCGGATACGTTATCACAGTATTTACATTGCAGACGTTTGAATCCTTTTGCCGGTTGGTGTTTTGATTTTGCCATTATCTTTGTGTAATTACTCGTTTCAATTCTTCTAGTTTTCTCATTGCAATGAACAAGTTGTTTAACGCAGCTTCTTTGTCTATCGTTCCCGTTTCAATTGAACGTCCTAAAATTCTGATAACTTCGATTACATCATCGATTCTGTCTGTAACTAGTGTGTTTGTGTTTGTTGCCATAACTTTATTTTTCCTTTATTATAAATATGTTTATCCTAAAATCAATGGTGTTGCGTGACAATCGATACCTACATTCAATAACGCTTGTTCTTTTGCCTTAGCTTCAATAACAACATCAAGTGCATCGACGCCGTAAGTGTCAGGTAATGATAAAATGAAGTCGGCATGAGCCTGCTCCTTGATCTTGCTAAATTCTTTGTACATCTTAGCAAATGTCGGCCATTTCGGTAAATCGTCCCATGCAATATTGTGCTTGTCGCAAATGCCTTCGATAAGACGTTGTGCCTCGCGTCGACGAGACTCGCTGTAATGAGTACACTGCGTAACACCATGTCGTTGCCAAGTCTCACGTGCCATGAAAAATGCTTCTTGTTCTGTCAAGTCGCCGGTATTGAATGTATGATGCCAATAGTCAAACGTAATAGGAATAGCAATATCAGCGTGTAACATTTCATACAAGTCACGCACCGAATACATAGATGCTTTGTCGTCGTTTTCTATAACGAGACGGCGCTTACATGAATCTGATAATCTATCCCAATTGCGTAACCATCGTGCAATAGTCGATGTCTTATCGCCGTAAGTCGCACCTACATGTATGTTGATCTTGTTCTCGAAACTAGGAGCAAAACCCATAAGGTCAAACATCTCGCTATGACGTTCTAAACCAATAATAGAATTGTCAACTACTTTAGCATCGGGACTACCTAAGATATGAAACGGACCAGGATGCGTAGTAATGCGATGACTATGCGCACGTGCATAATCACCTGCCGCACGAAGATGTTTAGCAATTTCATCGATGCCTGGCAAATCTTCTAATCGGTAATGATTCCAACGCGGAAACAATTCGCTACCGATACGGAATAGGCGAATGTCGTGCTGTTCGTTCCACTGCAAGATAGGCAGCAAGTCACGTGCATTTGCTAAAGAAATGTCAGAAGCAAGTTGCAAACCACCAAGCTGAAATTTGCGGTCAATCATTGTGCGACCCGTACGGATCTTTTGTTCACTCAACTGCATATTGATGCAGGCATAACCATATCGTATCATAGACTTTTTTTTATAATATAAGAAATAAAATGCAATAATCCTAATTTCGGCGTTTTTTATCAATGAATATATTTATATGAAAGAAACCTTAAAGGATACATGATGAAAATTAATTTAGCAGAAAATTTGCTTCGTTTTGGAGTAAAAAATTTATCAAAATCTGACTACAAAAAAATACAAGAACAAGCAGCACCTGCAACATCAAATATAACAGTTGCTCCAATCAATATATCACGTAAATTTGGAACAAGTGCAAATCCAGTTGTTATAGATGATTTAAGTGGATATGTTGGTTTGCGAACATCTAAAGGTTCTGAATTATGGTTTCCTTCTGGAAAGGTAGTTACATGTACCGGTGATACTAATTCAACTAATTTATTAATCGGTTCTGCAGGTAGTATGGCAGATAACGTATATATGTCAAAATTTCAATTGATTTTAATGGCTGTGCAATTAGGAAATGCCGTTGCAGGAACAAAACAAGCAATTGCAAATAATACTACAACAGGAGGACAACAGTCTGAAGTATCTACTATGAAAGCTGGTTTAGTAGTAATTCAAGATTTAAAAAAATGGTTAAACAACTCATCATATATAGCGGCATTGATTTTAAAAACATTGCAAGTTGATATGAAACTACGTGAATCTGTAAATAACGTATTAATACCAAAAACCGTTGCTATCATGACGCTTTTAAATCAAATAGGCGTATATCCAAATAAAATTGATATCACCCGAGATAAACAAACAATTGAAAATTATTTTACACAATTGGGCGGTGAGTTAGTCTAATTACCATCGTGATGATTCGAAATAATATTGTTCAAGTTTTTTTGCTTTGAATGAATCATTAATTTCATTTAAACTTGCGCCAAAACTCATTTCAGAATCTTCTGAATATATTTCAATAATTACATCGGAAACAAACGTCGTAGTGTCATTCCAAATTATACTTTTAATAATATACCCATTTACAGCATATTTCGCTTTAATGATATCAAAAAATTGTGTAACATGTTTGTAATCCGAATTTAATGGAACTACAATACCTAAATCATTTGAATTATATGATTCGTGATCTTGACTAAATACAATGCCACTAACTAAAACTGCTACGATTACAATTAACTTTTTCATCTCTCTTTATTTAATTGGTTTCTTATATTATAAAAATAAGGAAAAAACCAGTACGATCCAACCGAATCGCAAAAAAAGTTTCGAAAAAGTTAATCTTTCTTTACGAACCCATTAAGGAAATCACGTTGCTTTTGAATAGCATCATTTAGGCTTGATTCCGTAGAATCTTTTCGCTTTTTTGAATTGCCGTTACGCACTCCTGCAGTGCTAGATTTAACAACATTCGATTTGCCAGATCCTCGCTTTTTACTTGTTGGTATCGTTCCGCTATCGGCGTCATCAGTTCCTGGGAGTATTGAATCGTCATCTCTGCTTGCATCTTCTTTCCCTCCGGTGTTGATAGAAACTGTTGCAATTCGCGTTGGTTTAACGGAGGTTTCAATGCGTTTAATGATTTCATCTTGTCCGATGGATCTTGTGTCTTCGAAAAGGATATATCCCGTATGATACGCTGTCTTTTGCCCCTCAATCTGGATACCACACGGGTAATTGACTCCATCTGACGACGTAACCATGTATTGAACGCCCCACCCTGTATTTTTATGTTTTTTGACATAACCATATTTCTTTTGACCAAGCCAAGAAAAGAAAACCGCTGCTCCTACGTGGAACTGCGGTTTATTGAACTTTGCTTGTAATTTTTCTGATACTTTTTGTTTTGCCATTTGCCTTTAATTAATGCAAATTGAATCCGTTTGGTTGATAATGCGAAATATTCGCAAATATCTGGTAACTTTATCCCGTTTGAATGTTTTTTCCATGTTTTTATCACGTTGAATGATATATCCCGATTCCATGAACTTGTATATGATATGTCGGGTAGCACGAAGGCTATTAGATTCAATCATAATGTTTTCATCATCAATCATCACTTCAACAGCATCTTCCGGCAAATCCGTTTTAGATGCCTGTATGGATTCTGATTCTTGTTGGATAAATTGTTCACGCAATGATTCAAAAAACGAGTTTAAATTCAATCCGGAGCTACGAATTAATTCAGCTTCGTATAATTCAAAGAAGAATTTTACACGTTCTGCTTTTTTTAGTTGTTTGAAGTAACTATACTCTGCATAGTTAACTTGTATTACATCAAATACTGTTTTCATGAGACAATTCCTTTATTACAAACAATTCTACAATCATATCAACTGTTAATTGTTTTTGTAGTGCAACAAATTCACGTGCCTCGGACAAACTCGTTGCCATTACACGTCCTATGGGTTCACATTTTGTATCCGATTTTGAATAATATACAAATGTTTTCATAGGTACATCCTTTATTATAAATATAAGCCTAGTTCGTAAGCTCTCATGGTAGAATTCATTGCTTCCGTGATAGTTTCGGATAATTTACCAATTTCTGTCTTGTTTAGCATGAATGTTCTGCCACGCAATGAAACTTCAAATGTTTCTGTTTTACCAACTCTTTCAGCATACAGGTTATTTGATAATGTTTCAATTGTTTTGGCATAATTTAATAAATCTTTGTAACGCATAGGAATTACAGTTCCAGCAATGTGCATTTCGCCGATTAATGTCCCTAATGGTTCAGATCTAAAATTGTCTGCAGATATTTTGTCTTGAAAAACAAAATCTAATTCTGCCCAAGTGTTGCCATAGCGCGTTCTAAATTTGTCGCTAATTGCCCATGGCTGATTGATACTTTTTTTCATGTTTTTATGTTTTAACGTTTATGAATTCGATTTGCGATTCGTTCTTTATTTTGACGTTTTCTCTCTGCTGGCATCATTTTCTTCAAAGGATGGGTTCGATTCATGTTACGTTCGGTTTGCACGGTTAAAAGTGCGTTATTCCAAGCATCTTCCGGCGTATCACAATCTGGCAATAAAAAAATGTCATTAAGATTTTGTTCGTTCCACAAAACAAAGTATTTACCAAAGGCAGATGCGATATCTGCCCCTGGATAAAATTGATTTACTTTGCGTTGTATGGATTTTAGCTTATGCATGGCATATTGGTAATGCTTCTTCTGCTACTAGATCCTTATAAGGTATGGTGCATTCAATAGCACCACTATCAACTAGCTTCTCGGTAAGCGTTTTGTTGATATAAGTTTGGTTTGATTGGGAAGTTCCTACATAAACCACTGCACTTCGATTCTCAAGTAATACATCATAAACCGTTTGTTTGCTAACAATGTGTTTATCTAATACTACTCCTACTCGATGCGTGTCTCCCTGGGTAACGATTACCGTATTTCCTGCTCTATATCCCATTATTCCAAGATTTTGATGATTTTACTTGCAGTCACTGACTTAACTTCGAAGTCAAATGTGTAACCGGTAAAGTCTTTTACAACTTTTGCTTCCGCTTCGGTAACTGACATAGCTTCTACTAGGTAAGTTTCGGTAATTTTCTTGATTTTCGGGCCTTTCGGCGTGTCAACTTCATCTGTAAGTTGAATTTTTGCTACGTAATAACTCATTTGTTTAAAAATTTTATAACTTATTTAAAATATAAGGAAAAAAAAGCAAGTTTCAAATGTTTACTTGCTTTTTTCCAATGATTTTTGCAAACGTTTTTGATTTTTATGGAATTCGTAAGACTTACGTATATCTTTTGGATCCAATTTCAAAGTTAACTGCAATGTATCTAGTATGTCAGCAATGATACGTTGCTTTTCGTTGGCAGTTTTGGTTTTTTTATCAATCATATCAATGATTTTGTTTAATTGATAAACATAACCTTTAGGTAATCTTTTTAAAATGCGAGAACGTTCTACGGCAACGTCTGTTAATGTAGTAGTTTTCTTGTCATTTTTAGTTTTTTCGCTGATAAGTTGCTTTGCAATGGTTACCGATTCTTTAAGAATGTCACCATAACGAACAACCCATGCAACTTCTGGTGCTGGTGGCATTTCCATTCCTCCTGCAGATCCAGCTCCAGATGCAGATGAGCCTTTTTCAATTTCGGCTTTATCATCAGCACCTAACCCTTTCACAGCATTAAGACTTAGATTTAATTGTATGGTATAATCATTATTACGACCAAAGCCACCATATGGTACAATGGAAATAATTTTTCTTTTGATTAATCCGTTTAATATTTCCGGAGTTAAATTCAAGTCTCGACCCGAACGTGCAATGAATTCTTCAATACCAGCATTCGATTTAGAATACAAAATTCCAATATGGTTTGTACCATATGCATCGAACTTTCCAAGAAACTTTTCTTCCGCAGGAGTAAATGGAGAATTTTTAGCATCTTTAGGTGCGTTATCAGTTTCTCGCTTTACGGGTGCTTCTGGCTGTTCTTGTTCAGCTATGATGCGACGAATTATGTGTTCTAGTGGTTTCATTTTCCAGCTTTTGCTTCTGCTAATTGAGTTGAACGATACTTGCTAACTAATTTTTTCATCTCATTGATTGATTTTCTAGCTCTAACGCCAGCAGCTTTAACTTGTTTTTCTTGGAAACGGGCATGGTTTTCTTTAAACTCTGTCCAATGTGCTTCCATTGCTTCATAGATTTCTTGTGATGTCATATTAACCTTTTTTTATTTATTATAAATATCATTGACGTACAAAACGGTCCATAAACGCATAAATGTTATCCGATTTAACTTTAAGCGTAGTATAATCTGTTAATTCGATTATGATATTTTCTTTTTCTTCGTAAACTCGTTGTATATGTATTTGATTGATAAACTGTATGGATTCTGTGCCTTTATCTGAAATTACAGTAACTGCCACAAAATCCGTTCTCATCAATCTCCAGTATATCTACTTCCTAAATGACCTTTTGATACGTAACTAGGAGAATCGTATGGATTCGCCGATGTACGTATTCCGGTATCTGGATTTCTTTTTTGTAATTTATTACCTACTGCTACTCGCAAATCCATCATGCTACTAGGATTTTCTGTTGCATATTGATAAAGTTCGTCTGCTAACGTTTTTAAATCATCATCAGTACCATTGATTTCACCTTTCAACCAAACACATACTTCGGCAGTATTTGCAAAACGATTTTCTTTATCTCGCAACATGTGCATGATTCCACGATAATACAAATCTGCATCATTTGGTAAACCTTCTACAATCGTACGGCGACTATGTTCTTTGATAATGCGTTTAGCACGATGTAATTCTTCTCGTAGAATTTCAATGTGTCTCGGATCGTTAAAATCAAAAAGTTTCATTATTTCAAGTTTTCTAATTTATAAATGGTTGAATAAATCAATTCTTTAACATTATCCATTTGATTTAAAATGTACGTATCTTTAGCATCTAATTTATCATATGCACGTTCAACGAATTGAGCTAATGCTTTGAAATACTTAAGTTCATTACCATTGTTAGCATTATCATCAAATTTTTCAGCTGGAGTATATCCTTTAACGATGCCATGTTTTCCTTGATAAGATTCTACCAATGCATCAGTTAATCCTGGTATTGCATCATAGTATGCGTTAAGTGCTAAGTGACGTGCCAAAGAACCATCTCCTTCAGTTTGCCAATGTAAAATATGGGCTTGATCTCTCGAAGCCATTAAAGTTGATATTAATTTTTCAAACATTGCGTTCCTTTATTATAATTATGATTTGTATGATTTAAAAAATGTTTCCGCCGCAGCCATTCTTTTTGGACTTATTTCACTAGGTCTTTCAAAATATTTTGCAAATGCATACGCCGCATCGGATGGCGTTGAAGTAGATTTTATTTTAGATAACGATCTAGATTCGGTAGTATTCATTTCGTGCCATAGATATTCTAATTGTCCATTTACTGAATTTGGATCAAATCCGTTTTGTTTGCACCAATTTTCTAAATTAGTCCAACGTTCATTATGCCATTGTGCTAATCCACGAGATGTGCCATTATCACCAACTGCACCTGTATTGAATGCAGATTCTTGATTAATGTTTCCAGCAATACCAGCTGCTTGTTCCGGAGTTAAACCTTTTCCAACAAAGAATTTAATTACATCAGTGCCTTTAGTTACAACGCCGGCTGATAATGTTGCAGCTGCAACTGATCCAACATTACTAGTAGATGTTGCTGATATATTCATACCTGGCGTTCTATTATCGGTATCTGTTGTTGCTGTCGGAGTTTCTGCATTTAATACTAAACGCTTCCATTGATTTGCAATAGATGCATGTGCTTCCGGATTCAAATGTACGTGATCTTTACTAAATGAACGTTGTCCATATGTATTAGTATCTATAGTTACATCAGATATTTTTTGTGAATTAATCCAACGTGCGATGATATCGTTTGACGGATATCCGCCGGGACGAAAATACTTATCGCCTTTAACTACATAACGTTTTGTTGGATTTGATACAGCAACTACACGTGCTCCACTTTGTTTTGCTATGGTATATGCGTCAGAAAGATTTTTAATTGCCATGTCTGCAGATTTCGCTCCATCGTCATTTCCTCCGCCCATGATTGTTATAACATCATATTTCTTATCGGCATTAGCTTTAACTTTATCTAATATCCATGCAGTAGATGCTCCATTTTTTGCAGCAATTGCGCCGGTTACATCTCCACTACGTAATATGTTATACGCATAGCTGTATTTAGCTGCGGTTTGAGAATCGCCAACAAAAAGTACTCGAAGTTTTTTCGGTTCGGTTTGTTCTGACAATAAATCTTTTAATCGTATCATTTTCCTTGACCTACGTACGCTTTTTTGTAGTTAGTTGCATTTTTGCTACCGCTTCGTTTTGTCTTGGCATGAATTCCAGGACGTTTAACTTTTGGTCTTGCAATATGCAATTTTACATTTGTTTGTTTTTTTACAGCTGCCATTACTTGTTCTTTCGTTTATAACATGTAACCGTTTAATGCAACGTAACTAATTAATTTAATATAAATATAGGACAGTAAAAAAGCCCCTCGAAATGAAGGGCTTAATTTGATTTTATCGTCCTCGTCCGGTTATGCCATCTACATACTCTGATTCATCTTCATCACAATATGCATCTACGATGTAAGGACAATAATTTTGTATTTCTTTCCAATTAAGCGTAACTAACATGGGCGGTATATCTTGCAAGAAATCAAATACTCCACTTGGCACTCGATGTGTCTTGCAAAACGTTGCAACTTCCTGAATTATTTTATTGCACGTATCCAAATCTCGAGATTCAACAGCCATGTCCCATTCTCCGTCAAATGTGCTCATCAAAGCATCATGTTCCCATTCACTAAAATTTGGATCGTTAATGTGCATGTAGTATTCGTACTTGTCATTTTGTACAGGCGCAACAACAACTGGATCGGGTTGGCGTTCTGGAATACTTTTAAACAACAATTTTGCAAAATGCAATATTGCAATTTCTTGTTGGTCAATTTCTTGTTCGGAATAACCAAGTGCAGATAAATGATACCTGATTGTTAATAAAAGACTTTGTTCTTTGTTCATAACTCTTATTTTTTAAATTAATAAAATAAAGATAATGAAAAAAACCGCACGTGTCAAGCATTTTGCCGAAAAAGTTTGCATAAACAGTAAAAAAGTGCTAACAGCGACGTTAGCACTCTATACGCTTGCCTCTAAACGTATCGCCTAAGGTAGCAGGCTATCTTTAATATCTTCGAGCCGACTCGTTCAAGTTCTTTTTGAATTTAGCAATCAAATTCAAATCACGTTGAGTTAAGCCTTCATTTTGTTTTCTGCTTTTTAATTCGGCTTGCATCTCTTCTAAATCTTGTTGAAGAAGTTTAATTTCTTTTGCACTTAACTTGCCATCTTTCATTGCAGATTTCAATTGTCCTATGTGCGATGCTAATTCGTTGTTTGTAGAATTTTTATAAGCATGTTCGCCTTCAGCCTGCATTTCTTTGTCATGTGCAGCTTTTTTCATAGTTTCCGTTTCATTGCCATCGCCATCTAAGTCGATATAATCCGGTTTAGCCGTTTCATCTACTTCAGTCTCATCATCAGACATTCCTGGCATATTTAATTCTGCTTGTTCTGCTACATTGGCTGCGTGTGTAGCTATCGCATCCGTAAGGGTAGGCAAAGACCCATCTGCGTTACGTTCCCACGCATATCCCTCTAAAAGTGATTTCAATTTAAGTTTTGACATTGGTATATCTTTCAATTTTAATATAAATATAAGACAAATAAAAAGAAAAAATTTTTTAGTACGTTAGTACGGCTTAGTATATAGTGCGCCCTTCCAAGAGCGCACAAGTTATCTTCCAGCATCGCACGGGTTCGTTTCCAGCATCGCACAAGTCACTTCTAGCCGTGCACGGGAATTACTCGATACCCGTTGAATCCGCGGAGCTAGTTCGTACTATCCACAACGCATCTTGTTTTGGATATCCTCGATGCATTACGCGATAACCTGCTTGTGCTAAGCGTGGTGCCGCGTCTCGAAGCATTGCCGCATATATTCTCGTTTTTTGCGAAGCTTTATCGTCATCGCTATCAGCTCCCGACAACGAAACCGCTTCAGGTGCATGTGTAGCACAAAAATCTAATACGGCTTCACCCACCGTACGTATGATGCGAATATAAGATGCTCCTGCCGTACCAGCACTTTTCGCGTGCGACGTCGTTCGTCCTGAACCAAGTGTTGCGTCTTGCGTAGGTAAAAGAAATGCAAAATACCAATCGCCTTCGCCCCCATGGAGCATAGTCATTACAACGCGTGTAGATTCGGCTTGAAATTCAGCTTCCCACACTTCACTATGGTCTGAAACAGAATGCCATGTGAATTGGGTCGCGTAGGGCGTTACGCTCCCCAAAGTGATTTCTGTTATTATGTCTCGTAGGCGTATCATGGATTCCTTTAATATAAATATTGGACGTCGCAGTATATGCCAGTAATGCAACGTCTAAGACTTCTAGGGTGACAGGGGTTACTAGGATGGCTAGGGGTGGGTATGGCTCAGCCATATACAATATAGAAGCAAGGTTGTCCCAAAAAAATCTCCCCGTGCAAGGAAAACATATATAACCTCGCCATCCAGACCAGGGGGTCTACACCCCCTTAACGAAACCCTCCCCCACCCCCTGGTTTTGGGGG